TCTCGTCCGGACCGGATCATCCTTTGGGAAATTTATACACGGAACGAAGACGACGAGTGGAATGTCTGCACCTACTCGCCACTGGCCACGATGGAACCAGTCCGGGAAGACTTCGTCCTTCCGTACAAGCACGGTCAGTGCCCATTCACAGAATTTAGCTACGAGTTGACCAACGGAGGATTTTATTCGTCCCGCGGGGTCGCCGAGATCCTGGCTGCGAATGAGATGACCCTGGCGAAGCTAAAAAACTCCATGCTCGACTTTTTGGAACTGGCAAATCGTCCCCTGTTCCAGGCCGACAATCCTGTCTCTCTCAACATGGCTAACCTCAAGATGCAACCCGGGCAGATCCTGCCCCAGGGCATCAAGCCTGTGCAGATGACAACTCCTCCGATGGACTTTATGCGCGTCATGTACGACGAACGTGCAGAGGCAGAACAGAGAGTCGGAACGATCGACTTTGGGGTAGGCAACAATCCCGCGGAACCTGGTAGCTCCAGAAAAACAGCAACTGAAATTCAAGCGTTGGTGAACACCGGGTCCGCGGGTGCTGATTTACGCAACCGTCTTTTCCGCATGTCGCTGGGTCGCTTGTTCCGCCAGTGCTGGTCGATCTATCTGCAGTACGACAAGAAAGATCTGAACTTCCGCTATGCAGAAGACACCGGGACCGTCCCGCCGGAAGCATTGCACGAACAGTATTCGATCATGCCCAAGGGTGGGTACGATTTCCAGACTCGCCAGTTCCAGCTTCAGAAGGCAGTAGCCAGGATGCAACTCCTCGGTCAGTCTCCATTCATCAACCAGGCTGAACTTGTGAAGTCTGTGCTCGAGCTCGACGATCCGAGCCTTGTACGTCGCCTTGTCCAAGACCCGATGATGAACCAGCAGGAGCAGAGAGAAGAGCAGGCGAAGGAACTCGCCGCGATGATGACTACCGCGTTCCCGATTGCGATCAAGCCGACCGACGATCACCGGGCCCATCTTGAGATCATCTTTGACTTCCAGCAAGCGGCCGAAAAAGGATTCCGCCAGGTTGACCAGGCTACAGCACAGGCGATTGGTCAACACCTGGATCAGCACTTGCAAGCTCTCGAACAGATCGACCCGAACACGGCCCGGGCCATCACGGCGGAAATCAAGAAAATGAACAACGCCAAGATGAGGCAACAGCAACAGTTACAGGGCCAGCAGGGTCAACTTCCTCCTCCGGAAATGGCTGGACAGATGCCAGGAAACATGCAACAACCGATGGCGTGAGCGAAACGTCGAAAATATTTGAAATAAACCTTGGCAAGGCTGCGGACGGAAAAGTAAAAATACTTTTAGATTACTCAAACGTAAGCCAAAAATTTATTGGCTCGCACCTCGAACAAGGGGTTGCATATGAGGGCGAACTATTCGCCCTAATGCTCAAAAAGCTAAAGCGTGGAGACACGTTCCTTGATATTGGAGCTCACGTTGGGTTTTTCAGCATGATCGCAGCCAAGTTGGTCGGCGAATCCGGATCGGTCTACTCGTTTGAGATGAACCCAGAAAACTATTCAAGGCTTGTGACGAATGCCGGGCTGAATGACTTTAAGAACATAAGACCCCACAATTGGGCCGTGTCCGACGACTCGAAACCAATATACTTTTGGGTTAACCAGGATAACGACGGTGGTCATTCTCTGTGGGATTGCGGGAAGCATTCCTTCAACGAGAAGAGCAGGGTATCGCCACAAAAGATGGTTTCCTATTCGATAGCCCTGGATCATTACGACTCATTCGAGAAAATAGATTTTATCAAGATGGACATTGAGGGGTCCGAGGTCCTGGGGCTGAACGGAATGATCGATCTCCTTAAAAAGAATATGCCAATTGTTGCGCTTGAGATAAATAATTTTGGGTTGGCTCAAATGGGGCATAGCTACCGCGACGTCCGGGAGGTCATGGGGAAGATTGGGTACAGATGTTGGTTGATTGAGGGTCAGGAGCCGAAAGAACTACCAATGGACGAGGAGCCCAAGTTTGAGAGTGTGTACAACTTGTGTTTTTCGACGGAAAGCATTACATGACAAGACTAAGGGCAATCTTAAACTTTATACGTTTTACCAAGTGGGTCGACGAGCCGGAATGGACCGGGGACGACGCCAGGGCCTTGGGAAGTTTTATGAGATCCGAGCATGGGGTCCGGTTCGCGGCGATCCTTAGAAACATGACAATTCGACAGGATTCTAGCGCAGTTCAAAAAGGCGACTTGACAGCGTGTGGATTCGCAATAGGTTTCCGATCTGCAGTGGCAGTAATCGATTCCCTTGGAATTGATGCCACTCATCCCGCGGGAGGGGCAGACGACTAGAGGTTACCCGCGGAGTACAAAGACTAGTCACAATCCCGCCCGGGATCGTTAACCATCCCGGGGCTGGAGTAAAGGGGTTAGCATGGGCGATGGATTAGAACTGACGGCGGAATCGTTACGAAGAGCGGCCATGATTGAGGATGGGATTATCCCTCCAGATAAAGTGGAAGCAAAACCGGAGACGGCACCAACGTCGGAACCAGCGGAGAATAACGAGTCGAAACCCGCGTCGACGACGGAACCCAAAACAGAAAATTCGCCTTCTACGACCGAAGTCGTGGATCAAAAAGGTGATAGTTCTTTAACAACGACAGAGTCTGAGAGTCCGGTTGAGTCATCCGACAAGACCAAGGAGCCCAGCAAATACGAGAAGCTGAAGAACCGTCAGCAGAAGGAATGGGAGGCCATTCAACAAGCGAAGGCGGAGGCTAAAGCTGAAAAGGATCGCCTGGAGCGCGAGCGCCAGGAATTCATTCGCGAACGCGAAGAGGCTCGTAAGGCCGACCAGGAAAGGCCAGTTGGCAAGTTTGACGCCACTGACTACCGAAACGCTGCGAAGCAGTTCCGGGAGGAAGGTCGCGAAGATCTTGCAGAACAGGCAGACAAAAGGGCGCAAGAAGTTGAAAGATACGAGGTACAGCAACAGGAAAGAAGGGTAAAGGAAGTTGGCGAGAAAGCATGGAACGACAATCTCATGAAGATGGTCGACAAGCATCCAGATCTAAAGGATTCAAATTCAGTTCTGCACAAAAAAGTCGCTGACCTTCTGAATACGAAATCTGTCCTACGCCAGTATCCTGATGGCATTGTTGACGCGGTAGAGATCGCGCAGCTTGCCCTTAAAACGGATCACTCAACCGGATTAGCAGACGAAGTCGAAAAGCTCCGCAAAGAAAATGCGGAGTTCAAAAAACGTTTACAACCTGGAGTTGGTTCACCGTCAACCCTGGCGCCAAAGAAGCAGTTTAAGGATTTATCCTCTGCTGAACAAGGTGCCGAGCTTCGCCGAATGGCGATGGAATTTGACGACGCTAACTAAAGTTTAGACAACAGGAGATAAAATTATATGGCACTAGTAACCTCTGGCTCGCTCGCAGCGGCCTACCAGGAGTACTTCTCGAAAGAGTTGCTCCAACGTCAATTGCCCATCCTTCAGATGGAACAATTCGGAATGAAAGCGGCGCTTCCCCGGAAAAACGGAAACAAGCAGATACGCTTTTTTAGATACGACAATCCTAGCATCAGCAAGATTATCGAAGTAACGTCGGAAGGCACAAACCCAGGCAATAACGAACGTGAGTTGACCCTGTCGACTGTACAGGCGTCATTGCAACAGTTTGCCAGCTTGGTCAAACTGTCCGACATCCTCCAGGCCACAAACCTGTTCGATTCAATGGCGCAAGCCACGACCCAATTGGCAGAAGATCATGCGTTGCATGCCGACACATTGGTTCACCGTGTGCTCACGACCGGAACTACCTCCGGAACTGGCACTCTGTCTACCTCAGTCCGCTACGCGCAGAACAGCAACTCAACGGCATTCATTGCCGCGACAGCAGCTAACTCGGCCTTCACGGCACTCGACTTGCTCGATTCCGTGACTGCTCTCCGAGTTGACAAGGCTCCTACAATCAAGGGTGGTTACATCCTGGTTGCAGATCCTCGTACTGCTCGTTCGATCCTCAACGATGACGACTATATCCAGGCTCATCGTTACTCTGGCACGGATAGCTTGCTGAAAGGCGAAGTTGGTACGTACTACGGAGTGAAGACTCTGTTGTCGCACAACATTCTGTCCTTCGGTTCTGCCTCTGCTAATGCCATCTCTGGCACTGCAGCTGCGGCCTACAACTCCAGCACTGCGCCTTTCTTGGCGAACATTGTGCTCGGTGACCAGGCATTCGGCGTACCTAGCCTCACAGGCGACTCGCCCTATAGCCCCAAGGTCCTAATTGCAGAAGGTCCGGACAAGTCCGACCCTCTGGATTTGGTAACCTCGGTCGCTGTCAAAACGTACTACACCGCGGTTCAGTTGAACGGAGCGTTCTACCGAGTCGTGTTTAGTCGTTCTGAAGTCAGCTAATTAAGTGGGCGCGATCGTATTAATGATCGGGCCCGAAGCGAAGGCTCGGGGAGGCAAAAATCTCCCCGGGCCCGAGCCTAAAAGCAAGGG